CTGTGCGCGTTGTGATATATTGATGCCTCCACGAGCCAGAAGTGCAGTTTGTGACAAGTGCCACAAGCGATTGGCTTTTGCTGAATACAGCGATGAAATGCCTGATCGTTACTATGAAGATGAACCGTCGGATTCTGATGCTGGTTGGGACATGTGTCGTGACGAATAATTATGACAAATCGTTGCTTACGTTGCCTCCAAGTTATTGATGCCGATAGGAAAGCATTAGGCTTCTCGCGTTGTATTTCTTGCCAACCACAATGGACCTACAAAGGCGCGTTGAACTTCGGCCACAAGACAGGCGGCTCTATTCAGCCAATGCACCCTGACGTGTTCAAGGTGCACAAGCGTGTCACTGCGCGTTCTGCCAAAGGCACTAATGGCAGATCTTTTCAGACGGGTACTTGTGTAATCACAATCAAAGATGCATAAACTATGATCGTAATAATTCGTTCTCTTGACAATACGTTTCACTATTGTCTCGTTCCTGTATGTAAATCAAACAACATACACGACTACGTCAACCACGTCAAACACACTCACATTATGTGTCTTGACTTCCACCTTGAGCCTTATGAGATAGGCCAGATTCTGGGCGGTAACTAATTAGTCTCTACAAAGCACAAGCCCTCTACGGAGGGTTTCTTTTTGTAGAGAATAATTCTTGGCATCCAAGAAGCTCTATCGCTTTACCGTCCCGTTGGTGACAGTGAAATGTCTAAGGTCGCGCGATCATAAACATCCCAATAAACTACCAACACTTTAGAAACATAAAACATCATGAGCAGCACTAAGAACCTCGAACTCGTCGCATCCTTCGCCGGAAGCGTATTCACCAGCGACAACGACGGCAATCCCGTTTTTGTCACCAGCGAACGCTTCGTGCGTAAGACTGCCAAGAGCGCAGAGCGCACTGTCAGCTTCCAAAAGCCGGTTCTGGCGGTCTCTAACCTTGACTACTGGATCAAGCGCGGCGAAGCTCTCGTCGAGATCACCACCGAGCACGTGACCAAGCAGAAGAACGACGACGGATCCGTGACAGAGACCAAGCGCATCTCTAATGCGCTCACCGACTTGGTAGAAGAGCACTTGAACGACATCGCCGAAGATGCTAGCGAGGCTTACTTGTCAAAAGGAAACACGCCCGACTATTTCGCCGCCTTTATCTACGGCGTGTCTGCCGATCGCGAGACTGAGAAGTCTGTCCTCAAGAAGATCGACTCTATCCGTTCTGAGATCGGCTCGATTGTGTTCAGCATGGCAGGCGAATGGAGCGACGATGTTGCTCGCTCGCTCGGTGTGTCTGACAAGGAAGCCGCCATTGCCAAACAGAGCAACCTCATCGGATCGCTCGCCCAGCTTCTCGCCAAGGCCAACGAACTCAACGCCGCGAAGGCGAAGCGCGAGTCCAAGAAGGCTAAGGTCTAATTTTTACTTCCTCACGAAGTAACTGCAAAGCAACTTAAATCACAGACCCTGTAGGAGTAAAATCCTACAGGGTTTTTCTTTATATAAAAGATGTCCCACATTTTGGCATACGAGCTATGCCAAAACTTGGCACACTTTAGGCTCTTTGCCTTAAATAAGAAATGAAGTTCTCTCTAAACATAAACCAAACACACAGCTTAGTTCTCAGTCCGCAACTTCAACAGAGCCTCGCGCTTCTACAAGCACCGCTCTGTGACTTGCACGCGTTGATGACCAGCTTCATCAACGATAATCCTTGCGTAGAGCTTCTCGACAAGGACATGAGCGAAGAAGACATTCTCTTTCGCAATGACAAGGCAGAGTTGCCAGAAGATATGCAGTGGACTTCTGCCTATCCTTTACCACAAGTAGAGGAGTTTCCGCTGGAGAATAATCCCGGTCGTTCGGATACGCTGGAAGAATTCTTAGAGCGTGAACTTCTCGTGGCGTGTCACGACACAAGCATCATACATCTCCTCGACGACAGATGTTTCTACACAGGCGAGCTTGATTCTCTTTCTACACCGCAACGTGATGCTTTGCGTTTCATTCGTACACTAGAACCTAAAGGTCTAGGTGCGCTTGGTCTAGCTGATTGCTTGTGTCTTCAACTCTCACCAGACAGTCTCGCCTACAAGATCCTGCAAGATGACGAAGATCTCTTCACAAGAAGACAGATCCCATTACTCTCTCGCAAATACAACGAAACATACACCACAATCGAGAACCTCTACAAGGAACTCGCGAAGCTCAACTATAATCCAGCTTCAGAATTCACGACATCTATCTATCAGCCCAAAGATCCAGAGATCTTTCTGCGCAAAGACGGCACGATAGATATCCCGCGCGAACGATTGCCTGTCTTTCAGATCAATCAAAGCGTTCTCTATTATCTCGACAAGCTGCCTGCGGGCGAGAGAGAATACATCCGCGAAAAGGTAAAGGCCGGGAAGTTCTTGATAAGATCCATCATGCAGAGACAGAGCACACTCTACAACGTCTCAAAGGCGATAGTAGACTATCAATCAGAGTTCTTCAAGACCGGCGACATCAAAGATCTCAGGCCGCTTATCATGGCGCAGATCGCCACCGTCTGTGAGATCCATGAAACCACAGTATCTCGCGCAGTCCATAACAAGTACATCAGTACGCCACGAGGCAACTATGAACTACGCTTCTTCTTCACCTCAGCCATAATAAACCATGAACAAAACACTATGCAGTCTAACCTCAGTGTAAAGAATCAGATAGTAGACATCATCGCTTGCGAAGACAAGTCACGGCCACTCAGCGACGAAGAGATCTTCGTTCTCCTCAAAAATACAATCGCCCGGCGCACCATCGCAAAGTACAGAGCAGAGCTAGGCATTCAACCAAGTCACCTAAGAAAAGTCTATGCCTCCACAAAATGAAAACACAGACGAAGAAGATGAAAAACAAATCAACACCTATCAACTCTGGGGATTGTTGTTCCCATCCTGTGCCTGTCATGTCGATACAGAGCGCAGTAACTTCATCCGAAGAACTCCAGGGAATAATCTTGCCCATGCGATTGTTACTTCAAATGAAACAGCGGACTGGGTCAAGACTCGTTGCGCAGGTGAGCATATCCATATTCAGAGAATCGACGAGGACGGACTATCATACAGCGTCGTGTGGGATGCAACAGAATGGAACCTATCCGACGAACGCAGAAAGACGCTACGTGCAAGCCACCTTGCCTCTGATGTATCCTATATCCTCAAGAAAGCAGAAGCCTTGCGCATCGAACTCATCGGCGACTCCCTTTCAAAAGCTAAGCTCTTCACCCGGCAGAAAGCAACCGAAGTTGCCATCGCAATCACAAGCCAAGGCGAAGAAGTCTATCTGACAAAATCCCGACAGCTCAACGACGCACTCAAGGGTGCGTTCAACAATATCAACTGTTACTTTCCGATCGAAGAAGTCATCAAGATAGTAGACACTCGCGGTGTCATAGACAAACTAAATAACCATGAACAAACAACTACAGAACAAGTGCCAGAAGGAAGCAGCCCGGCTGAAGAACAAGATGGACAAAGCCACCAAGAAGAACGTCTTGATACGCCAACAGCTGGAGGATGACATGATGTCTCTCCAAAAGAAACTTACGCCTCTACTCAACAAGAGAGACGCAATCAACAAGTGCTACGTGCAGCTTGACAAACCCACAGCAGAGAGCATTGTCTTCGGCGAGTACGTATCTCTCATCAGCAGAACGCCAACCGCATATGGTTTCAAGAACGCTGAAGAAGTGATCGCGAAGCTAATGGATCTATAACATGAACATATTCTCAACACCGACGGGGATAAGAAAAGCCCCATCTACAGAGCCCACCTATACAAGCAACGAGGATCGCCTACAGCAAACCGCCCTCACGACCGCAAGATCGCAAGCCAAGAAGCTCACTGATCTATACCGCAAGGAAGCTTATGATTGGGACTTCCTTCAGAAGGAATTGTCCCTAACAAATATCCCAACCGTCAAGCTAGACTATGCCACTCTGCTCGGCTTCCTTCAAGGCTGGGTCAACGCTGCCCCGTCGCGCCAACAGAAGGAAGCTCTTCGCCTCGCGGAAGAACTAGCCTTGCGCGAGAAGAGAACCTACACAGCCATCGACATCAAGCTTCCGGGTGGTTTAGATTTTAAACCACAGCAGAAGAAAGCCATTGGCGCACTGCTCGACGTACTCTACAACAACAATCAAAGAGGCGCACTTGTGCCACTCGGCACAGGCAAAGGCAAGAGCTGGATCGCAGCGGGTCTTGCACTGTGGCTACAGAAGCATGACCCTAAAAAGTTCTGTAACTTTCTCGGTCTCTTTCCGCCCATCCTAATCATCACGAAGAAGTCTGTGGTGCTTGACTTCAGAGAGACACTCAAGAATCTAGGTCTCGAAGCTGTGGGTCTTGCCGTAGACGTGTGGTCATACAACGAAGTGTTCTCCACGAAGAACCGTAACTTCTTCAAAGAGGAAACGATAGAGATCTTCGGGCAAGTGACTAAGGTTATCCGCTTTAATCTTCCCGAATCAGCTGCGCCAAGACTCATCATTCTCGACGAGTGTCAAGAGATCAAGAAGGAGAAATCTAAAAGGACTAAATATCTCGACGCATTCCTTCAGTTCCCATCTATCAAGTGGGTCTTCACATCAGCCACGCCCGCCGTCACAGTGTGGGACACGATGTTCATGACCCTCGCAATGGGTGTGTCTTATGGTGCACGGCCCATAAGCAGAGAGACATTCCCAGAGTTCGCTCGCACTCTCACACTGGGTGCAGATCCGCGCAGTGCAAATGCTGCCGCTCTCGAACGCTGGGGCGCAGCTCTCGGCGACCGCTTCGTCAAGCCACCGGGCGATCCTCAAAAGGTCAAGGCTCTCAACAAAGTCAAGCTCTTTGAGATCACTGATCCGATCAATCAGAACATGATGAAGAATGCCATGAAGAACTATCTTGAATCTCTTGAACGCACAGGCCGCTCAATAGATCCACAAGGTCAGGTCATGGTTGCCTTCATGGTGATGGCTCGGGCAGCAGAGCTTGCCACCGTAGACACGTGGGTTGCTGATGCAATTCATGCCCATCAAAACGGCTATGCGCCAGTCATTGCTATTCGTTTCGTCGAGACTCTCAAGGAGCTAGTGATGAAGCTCTGTGAGTCTGACTATTTCAAGAGCAAGAATCTCACACAGAAAAAGACCTCTCTGATCTGGGGCGGCAACCGAGAGATCAAGATAGAAGATCTCTTGCCCGAAGCACGCGCCGCAGAGATCGCAGCCAAGATGGGTATGTGGATTCTCGACAATCAAGAAGAAGCGCGCAAGCCTAAGGCCGAAGACATCGACATCTCGAAGGAAGAGTTCCGCGCTTTTCACAAGGGAATTAAGTACACATCTGAGCGCATCTTCCGAGAGATGACGAAGGATGCATTCGCTCAACGCAATGAGAAGCTACGAGAGATGAAGCTACACAATCAGAACCAGAAGGAACGACACGAGAACGTGCAAGACTTTCTCAATGGCGCGACTGAGTTCTGTATCTACACTCTATCTTCCGGCGGCACAGGCATCTCACTGGATCATCGCTATCAACACACTAAACCCCGCAAGGTCATGAGCACGATGACCTATTGGGCAGAGGAATTTGCACAGGCTCTTGGTCGTTGCGTGCGAATCACTACCCTGACAGACACAACACAAGAGATCTATGTGCCCGAAGGCACAATCCTCAGCGATCATATGGCACCTAAGCTTGCACGCAAACTTAAAAGTGTAGACGCCATTGGCTCATCCAACGTCGACCTCGCCGGAGAGTTAGAGATAGCTATCCGCAAGCGAGCCGCCGTAGTCAAGCTCACAGAAGACGACCTCGCCGCAAAGGAATCCACGGGCGTGATCGAGGCCGATGACGATGACGATGATGACGACTCTGAAGAAACTCCTAACAACTAAACAATATGTACGAAAAAAAGAACAATCCAATAGGCCGCAAGAACTACTACCTCACGATCGAGCAGAAGAAAGAGATCAAGGATTATGTGATAGCGCACCCTGAACTCTCACAAGAGAAGATCGCAGCACACTTCGGCGTGTCTCGCACCATCATCTCTAACACCCATCGCACGCCAGATAAGTATGAACTCTATGAGAAGAAGATCAGTGAGCTAGTAGCAGAGAACACAATCCTCCACAACAGAATCGCAGCACTCCAGAAACAAATAAAGAATAAATAATATGTCTAACCCAACAATGAAACGCGATACCTATTTCCTCACCAAAGCAGAGCGGGCTTTTATCATACAGTATATCATGGACAATCCTAACCTCACACAAGAGCAGATCGGCGATCACTTCGGCGTGGCTAAGAGCACGATCAGTAACCTCAAGAAAGAATCAAGAGATCGTGCATACTTTGAGAAAGAAATCTTAAGACTAACTAATGATCTCACCAAGGCCGCCGACAATATCTTCAAGCTACAGAATGAAATCCTAAGACTAAAAAGAAAATGAACACCTATCACCAGAAGGGTGAGCAGTATAAAGCCAAGCACAAATTCGGATCTCTCGATGAAGAGTATCTAAGCAAAGATGAGTTGGCCGAGGCACGCAAGTCTATCATGAAGTATAAGCTAAGAGATCCCGGTCCGAGTATCTATAAGAAGAAACCTAAGAACAAAAAGAAAAAATGAACATCCACGCAAACGTCCTCAATACCACAGCCGCCGACAGCTTCCTCGATAACATCCGCAAGGATGTGTTGAAGATCACAGGCGATGCTCTCAAAGACAGCAGCATCCACAGCATCGCATCATGCTATGCCACGCAAGACCCAGCGACTAAGCGTATGCTAACGGCCGCAATAACCTACGCCGAAGAGGGGCTTCAGAAATACAACGTCTTGATTGAAGGGCCAAGCGGCACAGGCAAAGAGTTAGTAGCACGCATCCTGTCCCACAAGAGAAAGCCTCTCAAGGCTATGAACATGGCCGGTCTCACGGACACGCTATTCCAAAGCGAGCTATTTGGCTATATGCCCGGTGCCTTTACCGGCGCAAAGAGCAGAGGCGACGTGGGTTTCCTCCGCGCAGTTGGCAAGGGCACTGCGTTCCTCGACGAGATAGGCGAGCTGCCTCTCGCGCATCAAGCAAAGTTGCTGCGTGTGCTGCAAGATAAGACCGTCTTGCCCGTCGGCGCTGTCGATCCTGTACCTATTCAATGTCGCTTCGTGTTCGCTACAAATCGTGATCTCCTCAAGATGGTAAAGGAAGGATCTTTCAGAGAGGATCTTTACTTCCGCATCAATGAGCTGGGCCTGAAGACCTTCTCTCTACAACAACGTGGCGTACAAGAGATCCGCTGCGTGGCCTCGGCCATCATCACAGAAGAAAACTGGACACCAATCGGCGAGCGCGAACACTTCAGCGACGAGACATTCACGTTCGGTAATGTCCGAGCCCTTAGGAATCTATTACTGAAGAGAGAACTTGGAGAGATTGAATTGCCGGAGTATGATAAGGAGAATGAACTATGAATAACGAAACAGTACCAACTAAATTTCACACCGACGCATCATTCAATCACCTAATTGAGGTGAAGAACAACGGCGATGCTCTACTAACCATCCATAACGATGGAACAATCACCGCAGCCGAGCATCTTAAACCGACTGAGACAGCGGCCGAGGTGCTACGGATCATGCGAGAAACATGGATGGCCGACGCTCAATCCAAAAAGATCAGAGAACTACGAGAGCGGATCAATAGACTAGAGGAACTCGCAGAAGAACTTGCTTATGATGACTGCGCGTCGAGTAGAAAAGATATATGGCAAGGCTTTAAAGAATCTCAATAAACTATGAACATATTCACCCCAACAAATCCACCACCCCAACACGACCCAGTCGACTTAATGAAACAAGCCGACCATCTACTCAACAAGACCGAGCGCAAGCAAGGCTGGCCATACTATGATCTAAAGCATGCGATTCAGTTCGCGCAGATGGTCGTGAAGTTGAGCAAGATCCCTTCTAAGAAAGCTACGATCAACACACTCACGCTAAGACAACAGCCTCAGACCGTGCGTGCTCGCCTGTCACAGGGCAAAGCATTCCTCGTAGACAAGGGCGCAGGGATTCTTCGCGGCCAAATCCACGAAGACGATATCCCTCTCGTGTCTGAGCTATCAGAGAAAGTCCAGATCTCAGTGCGCAAAGTCAACCTCATCATCGAACTCGTCGAACCTGTGGATAACATCCTCGATGCAATGACTCCGCTGATGGGCGGCAGCGACGAAGATCCCTTTACATTCAACGAAGAGATCTTCCGCGATCAGATCGCAGAGTTCATGAACAGCGGAGAGATCGGATCGCAGGCAAGCTGGCAAAACTACACCGCAAGCGCAGAGAAATATGCCAGACAGCTTGCGCTACAAGACAACACTATCCTGATCGAGACAACGCCCACCGAACTTATCGTGATGAAGATGAGTGAGGAGATGTTGAAGGGGCTAGAGTAAACCATCAAACAACACAATGCAAATCTTCCTACCCTACGCAGACATCGAACAGTCTGCCCGCGTGCTAGACACACAGCGGCTCATGAAACAAAGGGTCGAGAGCTATCAAATTCTCAACACCCTACAAGGCAAGTCAACTGGCTGGCGCAGTCATCCCGCCGTGCGCATGGTCAAAGACTATCAAGCGTGGTTGTGTTTGTATTCAATTAAAATTTGTCAAGAAGCCCGCCGCCGTGGTTATCAAGACAGCCTACTCCCGCATTTCGAGAAAGAGATTCTCACATATCCTTACATCATCCAGCCACATTGGCTCGGCTGTTATCTACACAAGACGCATCAGAGTAATCTGATCCGCAAGAAAGCAGACTACTACAGACCACACTTTCCAAACATACCAGACAATCTACCTTACTTCTGGCCACCGCTATGAAACCTCTCATGCTAGCCATAACAATCTTCGCCACGGAAACAACACTCATTGCGCTGCATCAAGACTTCGATGCTAAATTAAGGGCGATCAGCCAAATCGAAAGCAACGACAACGACAAAGCCAAAGGCCGACACGGTGAACTCTCACGCTATCAAATCAAACGCGCCGTCTGGCGACAGCATTTTCCTGACGAGAAAGATATGCGCCATGTTCCAGCAGAAGCGAGGCGCTGCGCTAAGGCGCATCTATGCTGGCTTGAACTCAAGCTCTGCCTCGCCCAAGGCACCAAGCATCCAAACCCACGAGATGTTTACGCCGCGTGGAATATTGGACTTAAAGCTTACGCCCGCCGAGATTACACTCTTGCTAAACTCCCAAGCACTATCAGACAAAGAGCGGACAGATTTACAAACCTATATGAAGACTATAGAAACCACCAGTGATAATGTCACACACGCCACCGTCGAAAAGCTAGAGCAAGCCCCACCAAAGAAGCATTACTTCTATGCCTATCAATACAGCTTCAACGGCGCATGGTTCTCGACCATGTTACACTACACGCCGGAAGAAGCATTCAATGACATGAGAGACTCTGGAATCGTGCACAAGAAACTTTGTTGTATTGTTCTATGATATGAGTAACTCATCCTTAAACGAACTCGACCTCTTACTGGGCCTACCTAAGCCAGTAGAAGATATGACAGACAAAGAACTCGAACGCTTTCTTCTTCAGCACTTTCCCCATACACGCCCGACCGGCACCGATCTCGCTTCCCTGCTCAACGATCCTCTGCTAAAAGGCATAGACGTTCAAGCCATCATCAATCAAACTCAGAACTTTAAGTTTAAGAAATCATGAAACTATCCTATAAAGATCTGCCGAACGAAGGCATTCCCTCTGTCATCCCAATCAACGCTTCTGGCCTAAAGATCTCAGCGTGTCCGCGCCGTTGGTTCTTCACAGTCTTCCTCGGCCTCAAGCCTAGAGAAGACATCACCGCCTTGACGGTGGGTAAAATTATTCATAAGTTCGCAGAGAACATAGCCTTTGATCGCAGCGGAGAGAAGTGGCAAGATGCCTGTATGGAGGCGTTCAAAGCGGCGAAGGAGAAGAACCTTCCAGTAAAGGATCAAGATCAGATTCGCAAAGCCCTAACCGCTGCGCCTTTGAGTAGCCTTCCAACTCCCCTCAAATGCGGAGATTATCACGGAGCTGAGCTTCACTTCAACATCCCAGTCGTCGACCGGCCGGGCTTCGCATACATGGGCACAGTAGACGTGCTATCTGCAACGCCCGCCGGGATCGTTCAGATCACCGACTATAAGACCACACGCAAGTACGCATTCAAAGACGCAGTCGCGGGCTACGAAGGCGACACGCAGTTTTCTTTCTACTACTACATCTTCCAGAAGTTTGCCTATGAGATCTTCAAAGATGAGATCAACTATGCAAACTCTGCATGGTATCGCCGCATGGTGATCCGCACGTTGATCGTACAGATCTCTCTGCCAGCCCCAGCGTGGAGGCTTGGCCCAGACTGGAGCTTCACTGAGGAGCAGTTAGTTGAATTTGGGATTGAGGTTAAAGATAAGATCGACACATTCTCCAACGACATCAACGAAGCCTTGGCCCACGATAAGCTCCCGCCGCCTAGCGGCAAGGCTTGCAATGCCTGCCCAAGCTGTCCCTTCAAGCGTATCTGCTTTGCACAGAACGCCGTGCAGCTTGAACTCTTTTTGTCGGAGTGTTCTATAACTAAGTATGAACCTCTGGCTTGGTAAAAACTAAAACATATGGAAACAACCCCTGTAGAAAAACAAAATCCTAAATGGCCACGAACTCTAATCGCCCTCGTGGGTCCGAGTGGCTGCGGCAAGTCTACATCCTTCCGCAACGTAGATCCCGCTCGCACAGTTATCTTCGATGCCGAGCGAAAAGGTATGCCCTTTCGTGTGCGCGACGACAAGCTAGTCGTTCCGATCGACAGCTATGATAAGCTCACGGTCGAGCTGAACAAGCTGAAGAAAGACACCACGAAAGATCTCGTCGTGATCGACTCTATCACCGCCGCCATCGACCAGCTTCAAGTCAAGTGCGAAATGATTTATAAGGGCTTTGACATCTGGAAGAACTACAACGATGGCATTCAAGCGTTGTGTACTAACCTTAAGTCGCTCGATAAAACCGTCATCATCACAGGCCTCGAAGAGATCGTTCCTATTCAAGGCCTCGATGGCAGCATGACAACTCGCCGCCGTCTCTACGTGCAAGGTAAAGAGTGGGCAAACAAAGGCATCGAGTCAGAGTGTCTCGCCGTGTGGTCTGTCTATGCAAAGAAAGAAAAAGGCAGCGATACTATTCAATACTTCTTCGCCACGCAGACCGACGGCGTGACCACCGCGAAGACTCCTATCTTCTGGGGCTTGCCTAATCCCATGGAGAATTGTGTAGTCAAGGCGTTGAACAAAGTAGCAGTAGAACTTCTGAAGCCCTAAGAAATTGGCCCACAGAAAGCTCCTCCCCATTTGTCGGTGTTAGATTAACAACAATAAACTAAAACTAAAATGAAAAAAGGTACTGAAGTCAAGATCGGATTCATCCCCGCCAACGTGTACAAGGTTCTTGTCCACCGCACCGAGACCCGCCAGAGCGGTAAGGGATTCAAGATGGTTGTCTGTGAGTGCGAGATCGTTGCGCCCGAGACTGCTATCGCCAACGGTACAACCTATAAGACCCTCGGTTCGAAGGGCAATATGTACATCATGCTAGAGAACAAGAACGGCGTGGACTCTGCGCTTGAGCTTCTTGCCGCGCCGCTGCAGGTTGTCGGTCTGTATGACAATCTCCCCGAAGATTACTCCGACGTAGATGTGGCTGAGGTTCTCTCGACGCTGCAAGGTCACGCCTTCAATATGCTCGTTCAGTCTCAGCCCGAGTATGTCAGCGACGATCCCTCTAACTCGCGCGATCTCAAGTTCGCCAAGCGCGACGAGAACGGTGAGGCTATCATCAAGCGATACAACACTCAGTTTGATTTCTCGCAGGTCAAAGGCGTTGCCTCTCTCCTGTCTGCATTTTAAGTCTATCAGATAGAATGGTTACTATCGAGTAGACATGCGCCTCTTAGAGAGACTGCGAGACTTTCTAAGAGGTTTGATTTTGTGGTAAGGAATAGAGCGCAGAGAGAACCTGCGACCTGGGATTTGTGAACTCCCTTCATTGAACACCTTACCACTACGTTAGACATATCGCACCGCTGGCAGACCGGATAAAGTCTGCCTTTTATTTTCTCTTAAATTAACCATCTAATGATAGCCCTCGTACTCCATGGACCTTCGCGATTTGATAAAGAAAACAACGGCATCCTTCTCGGACCCGCCGGAGATTTTGTTCGTGCTGTGTTGGCTCATCATAATCTTGACTTGGATAATCCATCTGCTATTTTTGTAACCTTTGCAGACGACTTCTTCAAGAACGCCAACAAGCCAAGCGGAATCAAGAAGATCATATTCGCCGGAGCCAAAGCCCTAGACTATCTGCCGCTCGCCAAAGATAAAAGCCTAGACGCTTTTCGCGGCGTAGTCTATACCTCAGCCAACAAGACCCAATACATCGTAACCTATTGGCCGCAAGACTGTGTTGACGCATGGGCTATGGAAGATGCTTTGGATGGAGACAATGACAATGAAGATGCGCTCGACAAAGACGACGGCAAAAGCACAAGCCCGACGAAGCGCAGTAACTACTCTTTCTGGTTCGCACAAGACATCAAGAAACTCCTATCATATGACCCGCAAAAAGTTCAACCTGAACCCCAAGTCTACAACTGCCAGCGAGCAGACCAATGCACAAGTGTCTTCGACCACGAAGGTCCAATCTTCTTCGACATTGAGACTCATCCCAAGACCAACACCCTTACCTGCTTGGCCATCGCGTGTGGAGAGAGTCCTGTTTACTCTGTTCCTGTGTACGATTGGGGCGGCAATCTCAATGTCGGTGTGGTATTTTTTGCGCGCTTCATAAGAGAGCTAAAGAAACGCAGAGTCGTCATACACAACGCCCTCTTTGACCTATGCTTTCTCGCCGCCTTCTACAAGATTCCTTTCGGCCATGATATCTATGACACCATGGTCGCAGGCCATCGAATCTTTCCGGAGGCTGAAAAGTCTCTGGCCCATCAAGCAACGCTTTTTTCTAACCGACCCTTCCACAAAGATGAAGCAGGAAACTTTGATCCTCGCAATCGAGCACAATTTGAGCAGCTCCGCGCTTACAATGTTAAAGACGTTATTGTCCTCCGAGAGATTTACTATGGTCAAATTGACCTCATCTCAAGGGACCGTGGACTTCAAGACTCTGTCGATCAAGCTAGTCGATCCCTCGCAGACTATGCCTTCATGTCCCTCCACGGAATGCACTTCGATCCCGTCAAGCGACAGTACATTGTAAGAAAGTGTGAAGAACGCTATAAGCAACTTAACAGAGTCCTCAAGATTCTCGTCGGCTTCGACCTTAATCCCGGCAGTCCCGATCAGGTCGTTAAGTATCTCCATCAGCAGCTAAGATATAAAGCCGAGAAGACAACAGACAAAGGCGCACCCTCTGTCGCCGGGGATGCTTTGTATAAGATCAAGATCAAACATCCTAAGAACGTAGCCATCGACGTGATCTTCGAGATGCGTCGTATGGTGAAGCTTAAGGGTATGCTAGGATTTCAACAGTGGATTTGGGAATATTAATTTAGGAACAAAATGCAAGACATTAAAATAAAAGACGAATCAATCGCAGCCTCCTTCATGCGCGCTGCCGTATACGACGAGAGCAAGTTTGGCCACGTGATCTCAATGCCAAAGCTTAACGGACTAAGATGTATGTATCTTCCCGGCCAAGGCTTTTATTCACGAGACGGCAAGCGGTGGAATGATTCCGTGCTATCCTATATCGTTCCCCCAAAGACAGACTACATCATCGACGGCGAGTTGTATTGTCACGGCATGAGCCTTCAGGCCATCAATAGCGCAGTGGCCGTCACGCGCATACATCCCGGCCCTAAGGCTCAAAAGATAACCTTCAACGCATTCGACATCGTAGAGCCTAAGTTCAACGCCATGACGCGTATGCTTATGCTAGACAAGATTCTCCGCGACGATTACTTATCGGCCGGAATGTATCTCGTAGACTGGGAAATCTGCAAGTCACGCATTGATCTCGACAAGGCTTATGAAAAGTATCTTGCACTCAACTACGAAGGCCAGATGCTCAAGAGCGTGTTCGGTTCTTATATGCCACAGGGCGAGAAGGAACGCCCGACGATGAACCTGCAGAAGCGCAAGGCATTTCTCGACGACGAGTTCGAATGCATTGGGCGCGTCGTCTCGACGGAAGGTAAATGTAAAGGTAAGCTAGGCGCACTTAAGTTCATCACCAACAGAGGCGTAAGCTTCGAGGTCGGCACAGGCTTCACCGACGAAGAACGCGAAGAGTATATCTCCAAAGACTATCACTTCCAAAAGAAAGCAACGATCAAGTATCTCAACCTCACAGACGACGGTCGCCCGTTCAATGCGTCATTTATCGGATGGCGCGAGAATCTATAAAAATATGTTCACACAAAATCTACCCAAGCATCTCTACCTAAACGTAGACACAGCCTTCACGCACAAACATCCGCAAGGCTATATGCCTGCGATATGGTTCGCCATAACATCTACGCCCGGTCGCGCATGGGGCTGTCATGTCTTGCTGGAGAACGGCGCAATCTATCGTAATCTTCCGCTCCATGCGCTATACTTTGGCTCTGATATACTCCCCAGCGAATGGCCGCTTAAACGATCTCAACGCTGGGATTGCTACGGATGGAATTTCGAAACCATCCAGTACACTTATCTGCGAGGTCAGCGTTGTATGGCAGATTGCGACGGCGTTACACACTACGGCGACTATCTCTTCACAGCCGCGCCCTTTGACGACGGCTTCAGTGACGATCCAGAGCAGAACAAAGAGTTCCTCTTTATCGAACTCGACAACGGTCGCGTCACGGTCCAGCCCACGAACAAAGTCATGATCCTCGACGATAGCTTTCATAAGAATACTGACTGGCCGACGGGACTTAAAGTATCTAAAGAGATTTATTCCTGCGAATAGATATGCCCACTCCACACATCCACTGCCTGACTTCTCTTAAAGTAGCAGGCACAGGAAGCTTCCGCCTCGCGAGTGGTCAATTCCTAGGCAACTACGGAGCAAATCTGCAGAATCCCGACAAGGAAGCTCTCGATATCTATATCGCACCGCCGGGCATGAGCTTCGTCCAGTGCGACCAGAGCGGCGCAGAGGCTCTCATCGTAGCCTATCTCACACGCCCCGGCAAATACCGAGAGCTTTTCAGCGTGGGCATCAAGCCCCATACCTTTATCGCGCTGCATATCTTCTGCGAGAGTATGCAAAACATCTGGCCTCTCGCGGGCAAAAGTCCAAGCTATTGGAAATCCCTATCGCCTAGCGAGCTAAGACAAGAACCCGACTGGAAGCCTCTCGACAAAGCAATCAAATCTTCAGACAAGGAATACAAGATCGGCAAGATGGTCTGCCATGCATCTTCTTATAGGATGCGTGAGCGGACCTTCCAGCTTCAGACACTCAAACAAAGTCACGGTACTCTTACCCTCAGCCTCCAAGAATGCAAAGTCTTTCTTGGATTCTTCGCATCACTGTTCCCCGAAATCATAGAATGGCAAGATGAAATTGAATTTAACATTAGAGCTAAACGTGAGCTCCGGAATCTATTTAACTATCCGCGTAGGTTCGAGAGAACTATTACTGACTCTTATATCAGGGAAGGCATCTCATGGATTCCTCAATCCACCGTGGGCTGTATCACTCACGCCGCGATTAATCGGTATAACAGAGAACGCCCAAGCAATACGCTACCGGCGATTAACAACAAACATGACTCTTTTCTGGCGTTGGTACTCGATAATGATATCGGCACAACAGCGAAGCACATGCAGGAATGCCTCGCAATATCTCTCACCGGCCGAGATGGAATGAACTTCACCATGAAATCAGAAGCCCAAGCCGGAAAGAATTGGGGTAAGTTCTCTGCCTCTAATCCACAAGGCATGAGAGACTTACCTTAACAGTGGCCCAATAAAAGCTCCCTCCGATTTATGCGCCAGACGAACGACCGAATAACTCAGATCGTGAATGCGATCCGAGAGAAGATCAAAGAGTGGCCGCCTAACCTGCCGCCGCCCTCGGTCGTTATTGTACACGAGACTCACCTGCCCAGCGAGTTCGATCCGAACTTTGAAAAGCTAGAAGGTTTCGACGTAATAACCACACTACAAATCCGTAAGAACTCTGTGAGACTCGCTTACTTACATGAGCCTATATGAAGACTGGTGTTTGTACACAAAGGACGTACAAAGCCCGCAGCCTTTTGTCGACGCTGCATTCTATTTCATGATCGGTGCCGCCCTTCAAAGGCGCGTTTGGTTTGGAGACTTAGACTTTCACGCAGTATTTCCCAATCAATACATCGCTTTCATCGGACCTGCTTCGGCGGGCAAGTCGCTCATTACGACTCCGATGAAAGACCTACTCGAAATCCCTGCCGACATCAAGTCGCCCGAGAACGATCTCGCGGCCGATCTTCTCGGCGAGGATGCAGAGTCCACACGAGGAGGCTCACGACAGCCTCTTATCTATATCGCGCCCAACAGCACGACCTTCGAGCAATTCACAATGGAGACTTCAAAGGTCGCCTATCTCCATCGTTATGTCGACGCAGAGAACAGACGCAAAGCCTATCATCACAGCTCTCTCGTCTTTATCCTCGACGAGCTAACATCTATCTTTAAGAAAAATGCAGAACAACTCTCAGACTTTCTTCTCGAAGCTTATAACGGTGGAAAGAAGTACGTCCGCAAACTTAAGCACAGCGATACAGACTTCTGCACAAATATGTGTATCAGCCTGCTGGGCAACACGACGCTCGGCAAGTTTCAGAGTCTACAGAATCAAGACATTCTCTCTGACGGCTTTATGGCTCGTACGATTATCGTCTATGGGATCGAAAAGCGTTTCCATCTATATTCCATTCCTCCGCTTTCGGAGGAACAGAAGGCCGCGAAAGCTCGCCTGCAGTCTTACATTCGGGAACTCAACAAGCTCTATGGACCTGTCATTCTAAACGACGAGGCCAAAGAGTATATCCACGAACACTTCGAAGTTAATCCTTCCTCAGTCCATACAAACAAGCATCCGATGCTCGACGAGTATTATGGCCGCAAGAATCTCCATCATCAGAAGATCCTGTTTGCCGTACACTTTGCCCGCACGACGGACATGATCATCACACGCGAAGATACCGAAGAAGCCACAGCCCATCTTGCACGTCTTGAAAAGGATATGCACATTCCCTTCGTAGGAATGGGGCGCAACGAAAGCGCAAAGATCTCAGAAGATATCTGGCGTTACATCAAGACAACGCAAGGCACAACCAAGAAATCAATCTTTGTCAGGTTCTATCAGGCACTGAAGACACCTGACGAACTCCGCCGTGTGCTAGATGATCTAGTCACGATGGATCGTATTAAACTAATTAGAATAGAAGGAGTTGAACAATATGTCGCAAAGTGAAAGGAGTAATGTAGAACGCCGCCAAGAGTTTCTCAAGACCGTAGAAGGCTTGGTGTGTAGAGATCGCAACGTGACGCACGGGGATGCAGAAGATAACTTCAAGGTGATCGCAGCTTTGTGGAGTTCATATCTCAACGGGCCTATCGAATCAAAAGATGTGGCCGCGATGATGTGCTTGTTCAAAGTCTCGCGCCTTATCAACAACATAGACAACCTTGAGAACTGGCACGATCTTGCGGGCTATGCAGCCTGTGGCGGTGGGATAGTGATAAAACAATTAGATACTAAATAATATGTCAACGAAGATTAAGATCGAGAATCAGACAGAAGTCCCAGTATTAGTGGCGCTCTTTGAGCAGCCCAAATGCAACGACCATCCGACTCGCTCGGCGGTCCTCAAACCCGGCGAGAGCTGCGACTGGGGCAGTGGATCTGTACCGCTAGGCAATTACCAGTGCTACGCCGTGATGAGCGGTGATGCGTCATCCCATGACGAGTGGGTCTGGCACTTCCCCGGCATCGCAGAGGTAGTAGCTCCGTTGGAGCTAGGCTTCAAGTTATGGCATGCAGGCGACATCGACTGGGCCAACGTCAAGGCTATGAGCAGCGATGACCTCAACGCCACGTTTGGATCTGCCTACACCTCCGCTAAGAGCAACACCAAATCGTGGAATGGAATGTCGAGTTGCATATTCCACATTCGCGGCGGCCCAAGCTGGGTCGAAGAGACCGAACAAGCGGGCATCTTCCGCCCGAAGACAGTGGCTTACAATGGCGTTCAGTCTACGCCAATGAAGAGCGAATAACAAACGAAAAGAAAACCCGCCCTGTGATAAGCAGAGCGGGTTTTTTGTTGTCTTAATTTATCGTATCCCAGACATTCCTTCTATCAAACTCTTGCGATACTTGTCTTCATTCTGTCTTGTATAGTATCGCTTCAGCGTCTCACTTCCTTTTCCTGGCTCCGCGCCTTCGACAAAGCCTAGGTATCTTGCGGCTTTCATAGGCTGCCTTTCCATCGAAGGCATGATA